CGTTGCCTCATGCTGCCCGCGGATTTCCTCCCGTTTTGCGCGAAGCCATGCCTTCACGCGCTCTGCCTCGGTCTCAAGGCACTCACGCTGCTTATCAGGTCTCGACGACATAGCCGATACCATCGACGTACTTCTCCCTGCCCTGCCCGCGGAACTCATCAAGCCCCATCACACGGTACTCCTTCAGCTCCTCAAGCCAGCCCAGGATCTCGGCGACGTCGTCCGTATTCATCATCATGCACACGGTCGTGTCGCCCTTGTACATCTTCCGCGTCTTCCGAAAAATCCCGATGGCGCGCTCAAGCCTCTTCATGTCATGTCCGCGCTCAGCGCGCGCTCCGTATGTGTTCCTGAAAAGCCCGCTCATTCCCGTCGGCATTACTCCTCCTTTGCGCTGTATGCGCTCTGATATGCTTTGACTAGTGCTTTATATCTGATTGCGATTTCGTCGCACTCGGCTGCGAGAGCCAGACTCTCTGCAACCTTTCGTGAAATATCGGCTCGGGTATAGCAGACAAGACCGGGCTGAGCGCCGGAGGCTCGGGGCAGGTCTTTACAGGTACTGGTGTCTGACAGCCGGTCAGCGTCGATATAGCTGTCAATAGTCCGCTTATAATCAGCCACCTGCCGCTCATAGTCTTCAACGATCGCATTCTGCGCCTCCTGCGCCTTGCGCTCCGTCTCGCGTGCCTGCCGCTCTGCCGTCAGCTCGGCGGCATGAAGCTCAGTCTCACACGCCCTGCGCTCTGCCGCACTCCCCTGCCACCTGCCGAGGCCGTAGGCGAGGACAACGGCGGCAATGGCGGCGGCGGAAAGGTAGGCTATCAGTCTGAAATTGAGCATAATTCCTCCGCCATCCTGCCCGCATGGGCGACGTTCATCAGATCGGTATCTACGCCGATGTATGCTCTGCCAGTCCTTGCGCACGCGCGATACAGCGTGCTCCTGCCAGCGGTAAGGTCGGCAATCGGTTCGCTTCTTTTACCGAAATGGCGCGCAAGCCACCAGCAGAACTCTTCCTCAGTCAAATCCCATGAGCGGATGCCGTCAAGAATCCTGAACCCCGGCTCTTTGTCTGTCGCGCGCTCAATGTCAGTCCTGATGTATTTGTTCTCCATAAGTTCCTGATAGCTGTACGTATCAGTCTCCACGTTCGGGCGAAGCGCAGGAATCAGCGTCTTTTCATACCCCTCAAACTCAGCGCTGCCGCCAGCCCACATACGGAAATTGCTGCGGGGAACACGGCAGTCCTTCTCAGGCTTATGAGCGTCATCTGCCCACAGAGTTTCAAGCGTATGACTCCACCAGCTGACAGTTGACGGGCGGCTTTTGCAGACAATGAAGCAGAACTCCGGCTCAAGGTCATACAGAACCCTGCTGACAGCCCACGCGAGGTGATCTTCCGCCCCGTCCGGATCGGTCATTGTCCAGTCCTTCCCGGCAGGCGTGCAGACCTGCTGGAGTTCCTTTCTGCCAAAACCAGTCAGGTCAGCGAAAACCGTGCGGCACTTCCTGAGCGGGCTGCTTTTAGGAACCACGGTTCTGCTTCTGCCAGCCCTGTCAGCCCATCTCCATGGATCCCAGACACCAAACTTCGCGTTTCCTTTCTCGACCCAGTGGGACGCGGACAGCTGGCTGGTTTTCAGCCACTCGCCGTCGGCAAGCGCGTTAAACATCCTGCTCGTGCCAGACCATCCTGATGATGTCAGGCGGATTTGCATTCTGACTCCTGTCGTTCCTGCTCAGCAAGCATTTTGCAGAGCGTCCTGATGTTCTGGTCAATGCCGACAAACTCCCTGCCGCATTCCGTCGCGATTTTCGCGAGCGGCGAGCGTGTCAGACAGAGGTCACCGACGGGAGTCCACGGCATGACGTCATTGCAGATCCAGCGCAGGCAGGTCTCAACGCTTGCCCCCTTGAGCCATTCATACTGCTCTATCGCCCTGACCATCTTCCTGTCCTGCGGCCATGACTTCTCAAGCTCCAGCCGCTCCTCGCGCGAATGCAGGCGCTTCGCGACGATGAGAACCTGATGCGGGGCGTGCATGGTCGGCTCAAGGAAAATCGCGTCTGACTGGTACGCAGGAATAGAGGCAAAAGGCTTGTTTGTTCGTGTGTACGCCATGTCGTTCAGATCCATCTTCGCCAGCTTGCGCATCCAGAAATCCGTTGAAATGGTATCGGTCAGCATGAGCAGGTATTCAGGGCGGAGGCGCTGGAGGAACGCGAACCACCTGTCGGTGTAAATGCTCCACATGTGAGCCAGTCCGTAATCCTCCCACTCGTGAGTGTCGGCAACGCTTAAGTAATAATCCCTGATGTCAAACGGATTGTCGCAGGGGCAGAAGAATACCGCGCCGCACTTCCTGAGCGGGCAGCCCTTGTCGATCTTTGGGAAATGATACCTGTCGCATTTCATTACAAGCGGCTCAAGGTAGCTGATAACTCCTGAGCCGTACCTGCAAAAACTTTTGGCTACGAGTTTCTTCCTGCCTCTTGTTACATCACTCATTCACACTCTTCTCCATTCCCGGCGTTTCCACTGCCGCTCCCAACTGTCGGCGCGATACCGCTCATGGACACGAACGGTGTCGAAAATCGCCTTAAGCACGTCAGGCTTGTCGCTCAGGAGGCTCCGGCTCCGGTTGTCGAGAGACTCCCAGAAGCGGCGCTTGGTCACGGTGTCCAGAGGCAACGGGCAGAACTCAGTCACTTCGTATCCTCCGCCATCGCCTGCCTATCCTGCTCGAAGTGCTCCGGCATGGTCTCTGCGTGCTCGATGCCGAGAGCCTTCTCCTGCTCCGCGATGAGCCTGTCGAGGTAGTACCGCGCTTTCTTCAAATCTGCAAGGCTTGTGCCCTTCCACCGCCATCTGATGAGGTACTTGAGGCAGTTTCCGGTCAAGAAGCCCTCGAAGCCTGAAAGGCCTGCGCAGGCGGACTCGATGGCGTCAATCGCCTCGATGGCGCCGTGGTTGTAATAGTCTCTGTGGTCAATAATCATAACTGTGTCCTCGGCCTCCAGATTTTTTCATGACAAATGCTTGATTTTTTAGCACTCAGTTTTCTTGTTACGGTAAACGACGCGACGGGAACAAAAAGATCTTCAGGCATAGTGTATTCCGATATAAAAACCGGGTTAGACTGATGTTCACACCATGAATAAAAAGCTTCAAAATCGAACGTGCCCACGGTGTGATATTGTCCCGTGTTCTTATACGGCGGATCACAGTAAATAATCCCGCCCCGCTCAAAATTCAGCGCCCTATAATCCCCGGTGGTTACAGTCAGGACAGGGGGCACATCCACATCGGTTATCCTTTCCAAACTTTTCAGGCTTTGCAATCTGCAAAGCGATTTATCAGTCTGTAAAGTTTCAAGATTTTTCAGGCGTTCAACTCTTCCAGCTGATTCCAGCCGAATCCTTAATCCGGACGTTTTTTCTTTTCGGATTTTTCTGTAAATAGGTTTATCAAGAACAGCGGCGCTAATAGTTCCGTCTGATAAACCCTGTTTTAGAGCTGATACTATCACGTGCTCCGCTTTAATGCATCTCTTATGTCTGTTGTCTTCTGCCTGCATAGCGGCGCCGAGGGCGTCAGCCGTCTCAGGGCATAATTCACGCCAGGGGCCGGTGTCCTGCCAGAAAATAGCGTAATGCAGCGCGCGCTTATATGGCTCCAGGTCGCGGGCATAGCAATATTCATGCAGATTATTTCCAAAACTGAAGCAGATAGCAACGTAAGGATCTGTTTTATACAGCTTTTGAAAATCATCCCTGGAGATCCATCGAGCCTC